CCCCGATGATCGAGGACATCAAGGAGGTCAACGCCCGGGTCGAGAAGGCGCTGTTCGTCGACGTCTTCATGGCCATTACCCAAATGGAAGGCGTGCAGCCGCGCAACGAGCTCGAATTGACCAAGCGCGACCTGGAGCGGCTGCAGAAGCTCGGGCCGGTGATCGAGCTCGTCGAGGCCGAGCTTCGCATCGCGCTCGAGCGCGTGCTCAACATCATGGAGCGCCGCAAGCTGCTCAAGCCGAAGCCGCCATCCCTGCAGAAGATCCCGCTCAAGATCAGCTTCCTCTCGATCATGCGTATCGCGCAGAAGTCCGCCACCGCGGTCAGCATCAAAGATTTCATGGCGACGATGGGCGGTGTGTCATCGGCGGCGAAGGCGGCCGGCGTGCCCGATCCGCTGCGCAAGGTCAACCTCGACAAGATGGCCGATCATCTCGCCGACGTCACCAACCTGCCGGCAGACATCCTCTACACCGATCAGGAAGTGAAGCAGCACGACCAAATTCGCGCCGAAGAAACGCAGAAGGCGCAGGCGCCCCAACAGGCGATGGCGGCCGTGACCGCGGCAAAGACTTTGAGTGAAACGAATGTTGGTCCTGGGAATGCATTGAGTGCGTTGACCGGAGCGCCGCAGTAATCCGCGCCGGACGGTATCCGGCATAACCTGAAGGCTCCTACGCTGTTCATGAGGTGAATGAGAACAAGAAGATGGAGGAGCAGGTTCTCCGGCAGATCGATATGCTGGCGGGAGACAAGCATCTCGCGGTCGATCAGCGCTGGCTTGCAATCGGTCGCACAGCGATTGAACAGGGCTTTATGGCCATCAATCGCGCGGTATTCAAGCCGGGACGGGTGAAGTTACTCGGCGACCAGCACTAAGGCTCACCGGCAAGAGAGCGGTGGTTTCCCGCTCTCTGCCTGGCGCATCAGCGTCATTTCAGCGCCTCGTCGATCATCGATCGGAATATGTTCGCGGTGCCATTGCCGCCTGTATAGTCGGCATGGTTCCCGCGGACAGCATCCCCAAACTCCACCATCGCCTCCGTCGGCTCCCGCATCGCCTTGATCGCGGCGAGGGCCATAGCTTCGACGCGCATCTGTGGCGTTCTCCCAGCTACAATACGAAATTCCTCGTATTCGACAGCGGCCATCACTCGCTCAACCATCTCGCTCATGCAATCCTCTCCGTCTGCGATCGCATCCATTCCTCGACGTCGGTTCTCTTGTAATAGACCCTTGACCAGCGCACACGGTGGAATGGCGGGCCGCCGCCGGCGTTGTTGTTCGATGCGAGGTTGTTAAGTCGACCAACTGAGATCGGATAACCGAGGTGCGCGAGGTATGTTGCGCACTCGCCGCGGCTCAAAAACTCTTTCTTTTCGAGAGGGTGCGACATGGTTCTATTCACATTGACTGATTTGCTTTCACACTAATTACCAGTGATTTGCTGCCTGTTCCACTACATATTGCGGTTTTATCTATTTTGACCACTACATGTGGTTATGGGGCAGCTCACCGAAGCCGACATCTTCTCATGTCTTGCTGAGAACTTCCGTCTAGCGGCGGAGGATTGCGACAAACTTGCCCGGCGCCCGAAAAAGGGCCGCGCCTATACCTCTCTCGTCGAAAAGCTCGAACTGCTTGAGGGCGCATGCCGTCAGGCCGGCTATTGGCGACAGGATGCGCGCTGGCTGTCGATGGGCGTGTTCATGGCCGAGTGCCACAAGCGCGCCGGCGAATGGCTCCGCGGCATCAAGGTCGCTGGCTCTCCGGTTCGCGTCAAGATCGCGCCGGGCCACATCCATCCGCTGTTCACGAAATTAGCTGAGAACCTCCGCGCTGCGCATGCGCGCGCCGATGAATTCCGAACCAAGGCGACCGGGAAGGTTGGGACGATCCTTCCAAAGGCGCAACCCGCACCACATCGCGACACATCACCCGTCGGATGGCGGCGCTCTTCAGGTGGCTTGATCGTCCCTGAAAGCGCGGGCCTGCATTGAGTGATGATGATGATGCACCCGATGACATCTCCGACGAAGAACTTGGAAAGCTCACCGAGTTCGATGCTGGTGATCCAATTGCCGTCAAGCGCCGCAACCGCAAGGCGGACATCCAGGAGCGCGAAGCGAAGCGGTTCTGGGAATACGTCTTCTCCCTCGAAGTCGGCCGGCGCGAGATGTTCAAGGTGCTTCGCGACGCCAAGGCTTTCGAGACTGAGTTTGCGTGCGGTCCCAATGGTTTCCCCCAGCCAGAAGCAACTTGGTTCAAGGCCGGTCAATCCGATTGGGGCAAGCGCATGCGCGACACGTGGCTCGTCAACCATCTCGACGCCTTCGCGCTCATGCTGCGCGAGAACGATCCACGTTTCCAAAAGGGTAGCAAGTAATGGCTGGTGAAGCCGAACCGCTAGCACCGTCCACGACCGGCGCTGGGGATGCTCCGCCGGTGCCTGCTGCGGCGTCCCCCGCGGCGGCACCGGTGGCCGCCCCTGAGGTTGTGGTTGCTGCTGAGCCTGCGGTTGTCGAGCCAGTCGCTCCTGCTGCTGAACCTGCCGCACCGGAAGCACCAACGAGTCTGCTGGAGCAGTTCGACGCCGACAAAAAGGCGAAGGAAACTGCAACTCCTGAAGCGAAGCCCGCCGGGAGCGAGGCCAAGCCGAAGGACGCGGGGGCCGCTCCAGAGCCGGGCGGCGACCTCCCGGCCGAGCCCGCCGCTCTGGAGCCGGTCGCCTACGAGTACAATCTGCCTGAGACTATTAAGCTCGACGATGCTGGCCGCGCGGAATTTCATACTGCGCTCGATGCCTTCCGGAAAGATCCGGTCAAAGGCGCGCAATCCCTTGTCGACATGCACAACAAGGCGATGACCGAGTTTGCGGAGCAGACCTATCGCAATCAGGTCTCGACCTTCAACCAGACCCGCAAGGGCTGGCAGGATCAGGTGAGGGGAGACGAGGAGCTCGGTGGCGCTGGTTACAACACCACCATGGGCGCGATCGCACGCATGCGCGACATGCTCGTTCCCGAAAAGCATCTCGGCGAGTTCAACGATTTTCTGAAAGTGACAGGTGCAGGGGATCATCCGGCGTTCCTCCGGTTGCTGCACGCTGCCGCGCGTATCTTCGACGAGGCTCCGATGCCCCCTCCGGGCCCGAAGCCTCCTCCAAATCTCGGCAAACCGCAAGGTCGTGGTCTTCGCGGACTCTACAAGTCCAACCAGGGTCGCCAGTGAGCGCCCTTACTTAAGAGAAAGGTAGACCAATGGCGACGGGGTCCTGGCCAACTTTAGCTGACGTTGCGAGCCGCACCGACTCTTCGGGCGACATGCACGTTATCGCGGAAATGCTTTCGCAGTCGATCGCGCTGACGAAAGACCTCTACGTGATGGAATCGAGCGAGATGTTCGGGCACGAATTCGCGTTCCGATCCTCGATCCCCGGCGGCTACTGGCGCGCGATCAACCAGGGCGTTCCCTACAGTAAGTCGACCACGGGCAAATCCCGCATCGGCCTCGGCACCCTGGAAGATTATAGCCAGGTTGACCGGCTGCTTGCTGAAGGAACCGGCAACGTCGAGCGCTTCCGCGAGACAGAAGACGTAGCCTTCCTGGAAGGCATGGGTCAGACCATCGAGCAGACCGCTTGGTACGGCAACACGACAGCAAATCCAGCGCAGTTCATGGGCTTGGCTGCGTTCTACAACACCGTGAGCACGGCGAACGCGCAGAACGCGCAAAACGTGATCGACGGCAGCGGAACGGGAAACTCCAACGCTTCGATCTGGCTGATCTGCCACGGCGCTCGCACCTTCCACGCCGTTTATCCGCGCGGCACCAAGGCCGGCCTCGTGATGGAGGACAAGTCCGACACCGTTCCGGGTTATGACTCGCTCGGCAACCGGTTCGAAGCATATACCACTTGGTTCCGGCAGATGATCGGGGTGGTGCCGATCGACTGGCGCTATACCGCGCGCATCGCGAACATCGACACGACCAACGCTGGCCTCGCCGGCCCGAACGCGCTCGATATCTTCGCTACGCTTGCGGAAATGGTCTTCCTGCCGC